CCCGCCCGGCCCAGCGCCGGGCACCTTCAACCAGGAGAACGCAAATGAGGTCGCAAAGAAATCATGGTCATTCTCATACGCCGGTGTACTACGTGTGGCAGGCAATGATTCGTCGATGCCACAAAGAGAAAGACCCATCCTTCCCGCGTTATGGTGGAAAGGGAATCAAGGTGTGTGAAGAATGGAGATCTTCTTTTTTGCAGTTCATGCAGGACGTTGGGCCAAGGCCTGACGGGTTGACGCTTGATCGAATCAATTCGGCTGGTAATTATGAGCCTGGGAATGTTCGATGGGCGACATATAAACAGCAAGCGAGAAACACTTCGCGGAATCATTTGCACACCATTGATGGCGTAACGCGATGTCTTGCTGAATGGTGTGAGGTTCTCAATGAGCCTTGGACGACTGTAAAAAAAAGAGTGGCTGCAGGTAAAGATCCCTTTGAACGTCAACGCAAACGGAGAACAAAATGAACACACAACACAGCAATTACACGGGACGCTTCCATCGCACTATCGAAAGCGCCTTCGGCCCCTACGCCCGTGGCCCGATCAGCGAGCCTTACGCCGAGCTGGACCTGACCGACAAGATCATCAGCGGCGTGTGCGGCGTGATCCTGTTCGGCCTGCTGCTGGCAATCCTCACGGGGGTGATCTAAATGCACGACAAACTCAACGGCGAGATCGACAAGATCGTCGCGGAGATGGCGCCGCCCGTGAACTCCATCGGGATGCTGGCTACCGACGACGTCGTGCGCATCGTGCGCCAAGCAGCCACCCGTGGGGCAATGGCCGGATGGGTGGCGGGCGAGCGCACGGCGCGCGCTCACTGGGGCCGCGAGATCGACAAGCTGCGCGAGCGCATCAAAGAGCTGGAGATGGATCAGATTGCGGGGGCGAAATGAAGCGCGCCATCGCCACCGCTGCGCTCGTGGCGCTATGCGCTACGGCGCACGCTGAGTTCAAGGACGGCAACAAGCTGCTGGCCGATCTGAATGGCACGGGCAGCGTCTTGCCATCCGTGGGTCTGGGCTACGTCATGGGCGTGGTGGATGCCTACGGCGGCATCACACACTGCCCGCCAGAGAACGTGACGGCCGGCCAGATCCGCGACATGGTGCGCAACTTCCTAGAGAACACGCCATCCATTCGTCACCTGCCCGCCAATGACATCGTCGGTCACGTCGTAAAGAAAGCCTGGCCGTGCGCTGAGGCTAGAAAGGGGACTGGGGTATGACTGACCGCGGACACGCCCTCCAACTGGCTAACCACATTGAAAACGCCTACAGCGACGTTGTTGTGCTGGATAAGCGAAATGACATCGCAGCCGAACTACGCCGCCTGCATGAAGAAGTTGCGTTATTGCGTGGTGACCCCGGCAACAGATACGCCCACAGGTTAGCCATTGAATTGGAGTGCGCCCTTTTAGCGCCCGAGCAAGCAAACGTAGACCTGCTGGATGAGTATCACACGGCGGTACGCGAATGGATGGAAGCAAACGGGCAGCCGTATGTGTCCGGGTTTGGAAAGGATTGAAATGACCGACCGCGAACTGATACAGCAGTGGATGAGACCGGGCGCAATCGTGCCGGTTGACATGAACACAGTGCGAATCCTATTAGACGCCCTGCGTGAGCGGCTGGCGCAGCCAGAAGACAGGGAGTTTGAAATTTACAGACTGGGATATAAGCAAGGCGCCCGTGACGAGCGGTTGCGTGCTGATGAAATTATTCGCGCACGAGGGGAGAAGAAATGACCCGCGAGGACATTGAAAACTTCACCCGGCAAGCTGGCGGCTTTGACGCCACACCTGAATTCCTTGAACGCTTTGCCGCCCTTGTCGCCGCAGCCGAGCGCGAGGCCGCCTTAGAGAAGAACAACCTCACCTGGGTCGCCAACTGCCAGCACTTGGTCGCAGCCGAGCGCGAGGCGTGTGCTGATGTATGCGAAGGACATTACGACACAGCCCAGGCAGCGCGAGCCATCCGCGCAAGAGGAGAGAAGCCATGACCGACTTACTGTACAACCTCAGATTCTGGCTCATCGTCGCCGCGGCAATCGCCGTCCCTTGGTTCATCGTTTACGTCATCCTATGACTTGCAACTGCCACCCCGAATCGCCATTCCTTTGGTACAAGAACAAACGCCCGTCGATCTTCGTCACGGATAAGCACATCAACCAGTACAGCAAGCTGTCGGCCTCGCAATCGGCTTACGTTGAGCGCGAGCGCAACAACGGCCGCGACATCTCCCACATTGCGGGCCTGAGCAAATCCAGCCACGCGGCGCGCCTGACCGAGTTCAAGCGCTTCTCTGTGTACTCGCAGGCCAAGCCATCCAAGAATGACGAAGTTTAAAAACCACGGCAGTCGCATCAACCAGGTGCGCTCGCTGCTGCGCGAGAACCTAGACGGCCTGACGGTGTATCAGCTCTCAGACGCGACAGGGATAGACCGCACCCACCTGTCGCGGGTCCTGAACAGGATGCCCGACGCCTACATCGACCGATGGATTGCTTTCCAACAAGGGCAACGCTGGATGCGCGCCGTCTGGTGCGTCGTGGTGCCGCCAGAGAACTGCCCGAGACCATTTACTAAGACGAAGGAGAAAACAAAGTGAAACTGATTGACCACGAAGAAGCCCTACGCATGGCGCAGGACACGCTGATCTGGAAGCGCTTGCCTGAGAAGCTCAAGGCAATTTATCTCACCAGCATGATGGACTTGTCCGACGAGATCCAGGCTGAGCTGGTGACGCGCAACTCGAACACGCCGGACGATGACTTCTACGCTCGCGGCGAAGCCATGTGGGCCAAGCTGGGGCTGGACAAATGAATCAGCCCATGCAAGACGACGAGCGCCAAACGATGCGCGATCACATCCTGTACCTGAGCAAAGCCCTCGAGCAAGAGCGCGCCAATTCCGTGAGGAAGACGCGCCTGCTGCAGCGGATGCTGGACCCCGAGGATCTGGGCTGGGCGGTGAGCCATGAGGTGCGGAGGATCGCTTACGACATCCTGTCGCAGGAGGTGTACGGCGAGCGAGATAAGGAGAACAAGCAGTGACCTTCGGATTCGCAGACGGCTGCCCTAGTGCGCAGCGAGCAACGACGATCAGCGTTGAAGAATTAAAGCGCTTACGCAAAGAGGAGGCTATTGCGTCTCACGCGAAGCGATTGGCGCTGGAGCTTGAGTGCCTACTGCTGTCGTGTGAAGAGACTGCGGTTGTAAGCAAATGGTGGGCTAGCGCACATATAGCGCTTGGCGAGTATCAAGACGACGTAGAACGACTGTATCCGCAGCCGCACGTTTCACCTTTAGGAAAGGATTGACATGGAACAGACTTGGTACGTAAGGCTGGGATGGTGGCTTTGCGAAAAGACGGGGCACATCTGGACCGCAAGGGCTTGGATTTACGGTGAGTGAAAAGCTAATGAATAATAAAAATGTAGTAGAGCTGCCGGCGAGTAACAACTACACAGCAGAGCAAGCCCTGCAATCTGCAATGAAAAAAAACTTGACCGATGTCATGGTGATTGCATACGACGACGATGGAGATCTTTTCATCAGGTCTTCAAAGATGACTCGCGCCGAAGGTTTATTTATGCTGGAAAAGGCAAAAGAATGGACGATGTACGCAGGTCAAGAGGGTTACGACCAATGAGCGAACCCCTAATCCTTCGCCCCTCGGCCGCCTCGCGCTGGATCGCCTGCCCGGCCAGCGCGCTGCTGTCCAAGGACATCCCCCCCACGCCCAGCGGCGATGCAGCGATGGCGGGCACCGCCATCCACGCGCTGGCCGAGACGTGCTACCTCACGGAGGACGATCCCGCCAACAGCCTAGGCAAGACCATCGAAGGCGTCGTGATGGCGCAGTGGCATTGCGACATGGCGCAGGCACACATCGACAACATTAAGCAGATCGAGGAGTTCGTCGGCGACGGCAACGTGCGCGTCGAGGAGAAGGTCTCCTACGTCAACAACGACGACGTCGTGCTGCGCGGCACCGCGGACGTGATCGGCGTCGGGCAGGACACGCTTGTCATTGCCGACCTGAAGACCGGCAGCGGGTACGTCGATGAGGACAGCGAGCAACTGAAGATCTACGCGCTGTCGGCCATCAGGACGCTGAACCTGGCACACAAGGTCGCCCAGATCGAGCTGCAGATCGTGCAGCCGCGCACCGGCGCGACGCGCATCCACCGCATGACGCTGGCCGATCTCTACGATTGGGATGACGAAGTGCTGCGGCCCGCCATCACGAAGGCGCTGGACGCGGATAGGAAGCCCACGCCCACCGAGAAGGCGTGCCAGTACTGCCCGGCAAAGCTGATCTGCCCAGCGCAGCGCGAGGCTC